CTAAAAACTTGCTGGCTTGCTGTGGTTATTTTTCTGGTTCTCCTGCCAACCGGTGGCAATCTCTGCAGCATTGTTGTTATTATCCTTATTGTTATAGTGTATGCTGGATGCAAACCGTCTCTTATCTGTGAGCTGTCAACCAACGGCCTGCCTGCTCAGCTGGTTAACCTGACTTCTGGACCAGCAACCACCTACCACCCAGGGACATACCCAAATAACCGGAGGGGGTGTCGGGGTCGTGCGTGCGTGCGTGTATATATTACCCCCTCAAATACACCATATAAAATAATATAGTAATTACACCCACAGTAATAAGGTCAATATCTAGTTCAAGAGATAGTTCAATAGACCGATGGTATGTTATATAATATATAATAATTAATACACTGCGCATGTACGTGTGCGTGCGGGGGTAGGGGGGTCAAAAATATAGGATTGTTGATATTGTGGGGATTATATTAGTCACCACAAAGGTAGTTAGTATATTAGGAAATTCCATATAAATCCTTCACCACTGAGGTAGTTATTAACTTATTTAGGTCTTTATGATATAGTAAAGGCAATTGAATAAGAAATACTGCTGGTTAGAGGAATAACAGCAGCAAATAAAAAACTGCCCCGCTGGCTGTCGGGATTTAGCTAAGATGAGAGAGTAACTAGCCCACCAGAAGTGCGTAAGCGACCGTCCTAGTCCACGAGAGTGGAGGATAATATTCCGATTAGGTGTATTTGGTTAAACACCTTACTCTGTAAAGCTAGACCTGGGGGAGTTTGAGGGATAGTGGGCAACCACCTTTGCGAACAAAGACCTCTAAAGGGTCAGAAGTTATCTCCTGTGAAGGCCAGGGGATAACTATGCTCTCTGACATAAAGGGTCAGCTTAAAGGAGAGTCAAAAACAGGTCATTATGTAATTACTCCCGCCTTGGAGTGAAACAGGCGTGCAGGGGTAAATAACAAGAATAATAGCAGGTATAACAAGGGTCATGTATATAGCTTAAGAGGTGTTAAACTTGTGTTAATAGTGAGAATATGGTATTATTTGATTAACCTGATAATTTTTAAGTAGGAGGAGGTATCCGGCGGTGGACTTAATTGAGATGGGGTCCTTGAAGGAAAAGCTCGGCAATGTCAACGCCATGACAGTCAAATACGAGTATTATAAGCGCAATTTGCTTGATTTTGTCAACGATTTGGTGAAAATCGAGGATAAGGACAATCCCGAGGGTGTAGTTATCCCTTTTAACCTCTGGGATGAGCAGGAAGAGGCTATCAAGAAAATGCGGGATAACCGCCACCTTATCTGCCTCAAGTCCCGTCAGGTGGGAATATCGTGGCTGGCCCTATCATACATAGTCTCTCGGCTCCTTTTCTTCCCGGGTAAAACAGCCGCCTCCATATCGCAAACCGAGGGCGACTCCAAGGAACTTGTCAGGCGCTTTACCTTCATCCTGCGGCATCTACCCAACTGGCTTGTCGTTGACTGCAAGGCCGAAGACGATGAGCTTGCCGAGAATTACACCGGTATCGTGTACGAATCTTACTCCCGCAATGTTAATATAATTTTTCCCGGCGATGAAAACGAATCGTCAATTTTTAAAGGCCATACCTCCTCCCCAGGTGCAGCCCGCTCATTTACCGATAACATAGTGTTATTGGATGAGTGGGCTTTCCACCCTCAAGCCGATGATATCTGGACAGCAGCCTACCCCACCATCAATAGACCAACCGGAGGGCAAGTTATCGGCGTCTCCACAGGCGAACGCAACACCTTCTTTGAAGAAAAATGGAATGACGCCCACTGGGAGCACTCCGGGGAGTCCGGCAGCGGCTCCAACTCGTTCGTAGGTATATTCCTACCCTGGACCGTTGACCCCCGCCGTGATGAGGAATGGTACGAAACGACTAAAAGAGAAATGATTAACTTCCGCTCCGAGTATCCTTCAGTACCCTCAGAGGCCTTCACCACAGGTGAAGCGGCCTTCTTCACAAATTTCGACAGGAAAATACATGTACCCTACGGTAAAGACTACTACCCACCCACCTCCTGGCGTCGTGTCGCCGCTTATGATGGAGGTTATCGCCGTGCCTGCTTCAAATGGTACGCTATATCACCCGACAACTGGATTATATGCTACCGAGAATACTATCCCGCCGACACTATCGACCCCATACAGGCCGAAAAGATAAGAAGCATGTCAAGAGATACCCAGGGTGTCCCGGAAAAACTTGATTATGTCGTCGCTGATACCTCCTGCTGGGTTAAATCGCAGGATACCGGGAAATCTACCGCCGAAATATTCGAAGACCACGGCGTGGGCCCGATGCGGCAGGCCGATAAGTCCAGAGCCCAGGGCTGGCGCCGTTTACACGAGTTTTTAAGTCCCATTATCGACGAGGAGGGCGAAATTGTACTTGATAGACACGGTAAAGAGCTTGCCAAGCTGAGATATACCGAAAACTGCACCAATACGCTGAGACTATTCCCCTCGATGAAATCAGCCAAGCATGACCCCGAAGACCTGGCACACGGCCAGGAGGACCATGTTTTTGACACTGACCGCTATCTCGTCATGTCTCGACCCCGACGGAATAGAACAGACTACGAGAAGAAAAAAGCCCGTGCCAGACACAGGAAACGCACCCAGGTTATCAACAAAAGCGTGGGTTATTAGTTTTTTAGCGAAGAAAAAAAAGGAGGATTTATTATGCCAATGCAGGGACCACAACCAGGACAGCAGCAGGGAGCCCCGCCTCCAGGAGGCCAGGGAGGCGAAGTCCAGCAGCTTTTCCAGAATTTCATGCAGATGGAGCAGTCCCAGTTAGCCGAAGCCGCCGTGCAGCTCGTCATGAGAGTACAGGAACTTGAACAGCAAATGCAGGGTGGAGTAGGAGCGCCTCCGCAGGGAGGACCGCCCCCGGGAGGAGCACCACCCCCGAGATAATAAGCGAGGTGAGCCGAGTTGACCCCAAATATCTACTCAGGAAATATTCCTCTGGACAACGAAAAAATACAGCTCGAGAAGGAGGGCTCCAAGAAAGCCCAGGAGCTTATCTCGCTCTTTCAGTCCTTCGATGCCTACCGCAAACAGTGGGAAGAGGATGCTATACGCAATTATAAGCTCTACCGGGGCTGGAAAGAGAAACTTAATGAGGAGCAGAAACACCGCTCCAACCTCCACATACCACGAACCTACCAAATAGTCGATACTATCCGCTCCCGGTTTGTCAACACCTTCTTTGGGCAGCGGCCCTATATAGAATTCACCCCGGCCCCTCAAACCATGTCTATCGAAAATCTTGAGACGGCGGAGGATAAGGCTAAGGTCGCCTCGGCTTTAGTCGATGAACAGCTTGATAAGAATAATATCGTGGCCAAATACTACGATTATATCACCCAGATGCTTATCTTCCCATCATCTGTCATGGGAGTGGGCTGGCGCTACGAGGAGAAAGAGATAACAAGGCGTGTGCCCCAGCGTGAAACCAGGCTTAATAGGATGGGACAGCTCTATTATACCGGCGAGTGGAATTATAATATCATGAACAGCGTTGAAGCCATCTGGGATGATAACGAGATTAAAAATATCGACTTTTTCGATTTCTGGCCCGACCCCAAAGGAACCGACCTTGACGACTGCCGGGGCGTGTTCCAGCGTGAATTTATCACCTATGAGCAGCTCATCGAAAAACTTAAATTCTTAAACTCTATCGGGCTGGGTACCGTCTATCCCGTGGATTATGAGGAGCTCATGGAGACCGATGCCCACCAGGTCGGCCGGGAAGAAAGAATGAGCAAGATAGGCAAATCCACCAGCATGAAGGCCTCATACTTCGACAGCGATGACAGCGAGCTTAAAGCCAAAAGCAAGTTTGAACTGCTTCATTACTGGGAAGACGATAGACACGCTATCCTGATAAACCGCACCAAATGCGTCTATGACGGGCCTTCACCGTACTGGCGGCACCACATGAAACCGTTTATAGTCGAGAGTTTCGACAGAATACCCAACGAATTTTACGGACTGTCAGCAATAGATGTCTTCGCCGACCTGCAGGAAGAGGAAAATGCTATCCATAACCAGCGTAACGATAATATCAACCTGGTGGTAAATAAGATGTTCAAAGCCAGAAGAGGCCGTGATATCGATGAGTCTGACCTCATATCACAACCCCACGGTATAATCTGGGTGGACCAGATGGATGATGTCGAGCTTATGCCGATGGACGATGTCGCCTCTTCTTCCTTCTCCCAGCAGGCCGAAGTGGCTCGGGCCGCCGAACAGTCGGTAGGAGCCACCCCAATAGTGCAGGGCGCCGAAGGCCGAAGCGACAAGACCGCTACCGAAGCCATGGAGCTATCCTCCAATGCCGGCCAGCGGTTCAGTGTTAAAACGAAAGTCATGAACTATAAGGGTATCAAACGGCTGGCCGCTATCATGGATGGCAATAACCAGCAGTTTATAGCCGGCGATAGATTGGTACGCATCCTGCCGGAAGAGGGCAGGAAATGGCGCTGGGCCAACCCCGGCAACCTGATAGGCGAGTTCGACTACCGCCCCGCCGGGTCAGCACTTGACCCCACCGTGAACAAGGAAGTACAGCGGGAACAGCTATCACACATGATGCAGTTCTTGTTTGAAGCCCAGATACCGTTCATCAAATATCACGAGCTAATTAAAGAATGGATTAACTCCTTTGACTTTGAACACGCTAATAAGTTTGTCATGTCGGCAGAAGAATGGCAGGCCAAACAACAGGAAATGCAGCAGGAAGCCATGATGCAGGAACAGCAGATGGGCGCCGAAGGCAGAGGACCACAGGCCGGGCAGGCCGCCGCAGCTCAGGAAGGAGCAGCACGGGGCAGAAGACCACAAAGCCCCAGAAACCCCAGAAGAAGGGAGAGTGGTAATATTAGATGAAGGGCGTAAATGAAGTTGCTTCTCTATCAGAACACGCCGGTTGGCAAAAATACCTTCTCCCTTTTATTGAAAAGAATATAAGTATGTGTCAGAAAGACCTGGAGAACGGAGAGTTTGAAGACTTAAAGGAGCTCTATGTTACCCAGGAGAAGTTGAAGGCGTTAAGACAAATAGTACAATATGTCGATAAACGCCAGCAGGAGTTTATTAAGCAAGCTAAAAAAGGAGGCAAATAATGGCTAGTGGCAGATACGGAGATACCGAAAAGGGCCGTGTATCTAACGATAACCCTTTAGGTCTCCCGGATTACGATGAGGGCCCGACAACCGAAGAAGAGGCCGGACAACCCTCACAGCCAGCCCAACAAAGCACGCAACAGGCCACCATGGAACCACCAGAGGATAATATACCTCCAGACGATACTGGTGCAGAGCAGGATGGAGCTGTAAGTGAGGAGACAGAGCGAGAACAGAAGATTAAGTATATCAGGGAGAAGTTTGACGGCCCTGAACAACTAAGACAGTCAATATCTGAACTGGAGCAGAAGATGGGCAAGCAGCCCGCCAAGAACTTTGAGTCTGAGGAGCAGGCCGTTGATTACTATATCCAGCTTGAAAGACAGCTGGGTCAAAGAAGCGGTCAGCAGCAGCCTCAGCAGCAGGTTGACCCCCGACAGCTTCAGCAGTTTCAACAGCAGTATAACCAGCTGATGAGGGAGAATTACCAGCTGAGGCAGCAGATGCAGCAGCGTCCCCGCAACGATAAGGGCCAGTTTACCAGCCCCAATCAGCAGCAACAGCAGGCGCAGCAACAGCAACCTCAACAGCAGGAACCCGATGATATACTGGAAGACCTTGACATTGACATTGACAGTATTGACCTAGGCGACAAGATAGACAAAAAACAATTCCGCAAGGATATATTAAGCGGCAATTACAACAACAAACCGTTCAAGAGCGCTGTCGCAAATATAGCCCAGCAGGTTTCCCGCCAGACCTATAATCAGCTTTTAGGCAGGCTTAAGGAAACCCAGCAGCAGACCCAAACTAATGCTGACCAGCAGCAGAGACAGCGTACCCGCCAGCTGGAGCAGAACTATCAGCAGCAGGTGCAGCGGCTAAAACAAAAAGTAGGGGAGCAAAACTTCAAACAAAACGAGCAGCAGATGGTTAGCTTCTTGAGAAAATATCCTATTTACCTCAATCCCCAGATGTTCCCCAACGGTTTTGAGCGGGCCTATCATTCTGTTAGCAGCGGAAAGCAACCGCCACGGCAAAAGCAGGCCCAACCTCAAAATCACCAGCAGATAGCGCAAAAAAAAGCAGGGCAAATGCCGGGCAGCTCTGGTGAATCCAGTTACCAGAGAATGAATAACCCAAACCAGCAGCTATCCCCCCAGGAACAGCTTTTAGAGCAGTTTAATCAGGCTGGACAGGGCAGGGGGCGATACGGCTAAAACTAAAAGGAGTGAATAATAAATGGATACTTATGACTATGACGAACAAACTATATGGGGCCCAAGTCCAGGCGCCCCGGTAAAAACGACTCACATTGATTATGATAGACGAGAGATTGAAATTGATGATTTAATCGCATACTACTGGCCCCAGGCCAACCCATTTCTGTCCATCTTGCTGCAGGCGCAGAAAGAAACATCTCCATCAGTGCAGTATATGTGGTATGACAAAGACCGCCCCGATTGGTGGACAGAGCTGGCAGCAGGCGAAGACCTCAACACTAGTAACCAGGAAATAGAGCTTGAAAAGATTGACTTTATCAATCCCAAGGATGTGCTGCTCAACACGGCAACCGGTGAAATAATGTATGTTATCGAAAAACTTGACCCCGATGATAACCTCGGCACCACCTCTGATGCCAACCTCAAGGTAGAGAGAGGTTACGGCCGTGATGACACCGCAGAGACCGGTACGGTTGCTACTGTTGCTGACGAGACCGGTGGAGATAATATCCTGAAGCTGGGCAACGCCATGGAAGAAAACTCGCTGAGCCCGAAGAGCTGGGCCGAACAGCCCGTCAAGCGCTTTAACTACATTCAAACTTTTCGGACTCCCTTCGATGCCTCCGCTGACAACCAAGCTGAGCCCAAGACCGCCGGCACTGACGAGAGAGCACGCCTCCGCAAGGAGAAGCTCTTTGAGCACAGGACCGACATTGAGCGTCAGATACTGTTCGGTGAGAGAAACGAGACCGTCGATACCAGCACCAACAAAGTAGTCAGGATGACCGGTGGGCTGCTGCAGTTTATCAAGATGAATAACAACTCCGGAGTGTACGATTTAGGGTCCGAGAACAACGGTATCCTTACCGAAGCAGAATGGCGCAACTTCTGCTCTGAAGCCCTGAAGTACGGCTCCAACGATAAGCTGTTCCTAACTTCCCGCCATGTCGCCCAGGTACTTGACGGACACGCCGCCGGAAGAATAGAGACCAGAAGTAAAGAAGATGAATACGGACTAACTCTCAACAAGTATATAACCACTCACGGAACCGTCGATATCGCCACCACTGAGCTGTTCGAGAATGTTTACGCCAAGCACGGGATAATGATTGATATGAAAAACCTGAAACTCAAGTATTTTGACGGACAGGATTCCGTATTGAAGCAGGACATTCAGGAGAACGATAGAGACGGCTGGAGAGATGAGTACATGAGCAAGCTGGGCCTCAAGGTCACCTTGTCCAAGTCTCACTATGTACTTGAGGGAGTTGAAAAGTAAATATAAATAAAACGGGGGGAGAATGACTCCCCCCTTAATTATTATCAGGAGGTATATTATGCAATTAACCAAAGATGAACAGATACGCCTTCCCAACGGTATTTTTGCCCAAAAGTCTGATGTCGAGCCCGCCGTGTTTAGAGCTAAACCCCCGGAATATACCTGTGTCATGGAGTCGGCGATAAGGGGCGAACGCAAAGGCAAGAAAATCAAGTTTAAAAACGGTGTCTATAAAACTAAGGATATGGAAGAGATTGAATTCCTGAAGAACAAGAAAGCGGGCCTTATCTCCCGGGTCGCCATGGTGCAAGAAATTCGGCTGAAAGAGGATGCCGAAGTTGACTCCCAAAAATTAACTGAGGAGGATGAATAATAATGGCAATTAAGGTAAAAATAGACGATACTGGCATGAACCTGATGAGAAGTCCCGGCAGGCAGCTTAGAGTTATGCCGGCTTTTATTGATTTCTCCGAGGTCACAGACTATCCCACCGGCGGCGTGGAGGCTGATTTCTCCAGCTATTTCGCCAAAGAAGTGGTAACCGTTACATTTCCTAATGTTGTTGCCAACGACTCTGGTACGGGAGATTATCTTATCCTTGAGTATGACGAAGACAACAAAAAAGTTAAAGTGATAGACTCAAGCGACGGTAACGAGGTTGCCGGAGACCATGATGTATCTTCCCTCGGCGATGTTCGCTGCATAGTATATGGCTATTAAGGGGTGATTGAAGATGGTTGATGAATATAATAGCGGTTTTAAAGTCAAACCTGACGGCACACTTATTATTGAGCTTGAGGACGGCAGCTCAATAGCGATAACTGGGAGCCCCAATTTCACTCATGGAGACCTTGATGTAACTGCCGCTGGCACAGCAGAGAACTTTCCCGATGAACCCTGCAGAGAAGCTATTATCACAGCAAAATTGGCCAATACAGGTTATATCTATATCGGTGATGAGGTAGTTTCTGATACTAGTTTTGGTGTATATCTGGCAGCAGGAGATTCGATTGCAATAAAAGTTGCTAATTTAAACCAGATATATATTGATGCAGATAATGACGGTGAAGGGGTGAGGGTATTATATGTCTAATCGCTAGAACACTAACAAAATTATTTTAGATATAAATCGGGGGTGTTATTAATATGGCCGAAGTCCCTTTTGAAGATTTTGTTACAGAAATAGATACAGACGAATATGGGATAGACACTCTTAATTTTGGCAAAACAGAGGGTGGTCTTTATGTCCCCATAAAAGTTTCTGATGATGGGGCACAAGTAATGGAGCAGTTGGGTAGCGATACTTTTGGAGTGGGAGATACAGATGTTATCACCGCTGGTACCGCTGTCCAATTACCAACAAACGCTTGTAAGAAAGTTACTATATCAGCGAAAGATGATAATAGCGGCAAAGTTTTTGTTGGCGATAGCACAGTTTCATCTAACATTTTTGGTGCTTTTCTTAGAAGTGGAGACAGTGTTACGATAAATGTTAGTAATACAGATATGATTTATTTGGATGCAGAAAATAGCGGAGAAGGAGTGAGATATTATTATGTCTAGTAATATCACGAGAAGTAATGTGAAACAGATTGGGAGTATTGT